GCATCAGGAGGATGTCAGGAAACAAACCCTGCAATTTTTTCGTGGTGCCAGGCAGGATGGTGGATTTGATAACCGCCGTGGAGCTGGGACCGACGATCTCCAATGCCGACGCGACCGGACTGAAGTCGAAGCCGCTTGGCAGGGTCGGAGTTGGCACCGCGACAAACACAATGCGGCAGCCCTTGATTCGTTGCCTGTTGCCAACGTAGGGCTCTTCCAGGCTGTAACGAACGACATCAAACCCGCGTGCCTCGAAACTATCCGCATAGTTTTTGCCAATCCACCCCTGCCCGATAAAGCCGATGCGTTGTGTTGTCATGGTTCTAACCGTTCTGGATTCATTGATTGCTTCCACTGGAGTCGCAGCGCCTCCAACTGGTCACGCAGCGTGCCCTGTCCGATCCCTACACTGCTCCAGTTGGTCCGCACCCCGTTGCGCCGCAAGAGGCAATGCTGATATTGGGCGAGACGTGCCAGTGGCATGAAGATGATGCGTTCCTCGGGCCAACCGGTTTCTGCGGCGACAGCAAACACCTGGGCTGCTAGGAAGCCGGGTTCGTCGCACGGCGGTGCTTTTTTGCTGCGAGGTCTCCCATGGTTCCAACCTGTGCCGCTTCAAGCTCCTTGCTTTGTTCCTCCAACCGCTTGAAGGCTGTCTGGAAGTCGGCTGGCGTTAGGCCACCGCAGAATATGAGAGCCGACTCGCGGAAGGTCTGGTCGTCGAAGGACGCTCTAACCACTTCCGGCCACGGGGCGCAGTGGGTGAACACGAATCCCATGATGGCGGCGGTGAACTCGGGCGTGCCATCCTTGGGGATTTTGCCCTCCACCAGCGGGTTGCCGGTGCGCAGCAGCACGTCGTAGCTGGCGAGCGAGAGCGGGCGCATGGCGTGGCCGCCGACGATGGCTTCAACGTCGTGGAAGGCGGTGGATAGAAGTTGCTGGCGGTCGGTGTCGTTCATGGTGTGTTAGAGTTGGCGGAGAAAGAAGTCCTCGACTTTCGCCGGGGCGTTGAGCGGAATCAGGGCGATCTTGCCCCGGCGCATCATGCAGGCCAGCGGCACGTCCTGCTTCACCTTGTCCACCAGCAACTCGCGGTTTCTGAGCGCGCACTTGATATAGGCGAACGGATGCTCCGGGTTGGCCAGGTGCCAGGCGTCGTCATGCCATGCGGCGATGAGTTCACTTGTCTGGAAACGGCCATCCTGGCTTTGCGGGTCGAAAAACCAGACGATGCGTTCGCCGTTGATGCCATCGCCGACGACGCGGATAAATGGCTTTGCGGCGAGTTGAATGCCAACCGCGGTCAAGGCGGCGGCCAGACAGGTGTTGCTTGTGGCGGTGGATGACAGGTGGGATACGGCGTTCATGTGATTATCTCGTTGATCGTGTTAGAGAAGGGATCACGACCCGATGACCACGTATTGATAGTGAGTGGCGGTGATGTCGATTTTCTCGAAATCCTCGTTGTTGAGGCTGCGGCTGATCTGCTTTGTGATCGTGGCGCCGCCCGTGGTGGACTGGAGGTGGGACGGCATTGCGTTCGCCAGAACCAGAGGCGCGCCGATCTTGCCGCTGAACGATGACAACTTGGCGACCAGGCCGGAGATCTTGATCTCACACTTCTCTTTGAATTGCGAAAGGCCGATGATCTCGCCGCCCTTGTCGAGCACTTCCTTTTGCTCGTTGGAGAAGTCGAAGGAATAGTCAGTGATGAGGATGCCCGGTTGATCGTTCGGGATGCCCCAGTTGCCGGTGATGCCTAGTTGTGTCGCGGACATTTGACCGGGGAGGCCGTGTCAACCCCGCCGGGCTGCGCCCGGAGACACAAGACCGCTGCGCTTCAAGACAGAAGACGCAAGAGAAGATTTTACACCGCGGAAACCACCGCCTCGTAGCTCAGCACCGATTCACGACCCCGTGCCTCGTCCGGAGTGGTCACGCTTTCGCGGGCTATCAGGTCGTGCAGAACGAAGGTGTCGCAATCCAATGCCGACTGGATCGCCGCTTTGCCCCTGAGCAGTACAACCAGTTTGCCCGCCCATTCCGCGTGGGTGTCCGCCGGGGTGTCGTCCACTTGGGAAAACAGATGCACATCGAGTTTCATGCGGGCGGTGTGCTGCATGGGTGGAACCGGCTTGGATTCCGACGTGTTGAGGACAATGCACGGGCGGGCGCGGATTTCGTCGCGGCGGGCGACGTGGACGGGCATTGTTGCTGAATCAGGGAATTCATCCGGCCTGTTGGAGTCGATCCATTCGGCCAGCAGCGAGGAGAGGCAATCTTCGATCATGTTGGGCATCTTGCCCGGTGCGGGCGAGTCAACTTGCTTTCCGCATGGCCCGGTTCGCCTTGTCGGAAATCACCTTCAACGAGGTGAGCAACGCCTTGCGGAGCCGCCCCGCCGCCACCTGGAGCGCAAGCTCGACGCCCTTGGCGGTGGTCACCTGCTCGATGTAGTCGAGGTTATTGACCAGCGTGACGGACGGCTTGTTGCCGGTTTTCACGGTGGCCGTTCCCGGTGCCTGCTTGTGCCGGGTTACCCATTGCGCGGCACCCCTGACCCGCCCGCCGATAGCCTTGGCCGCGTTGATCCACGATCCCTTGGCGAAGCCGACACGCTTCTGGATTTTGGCGATGTAGGAATCCCGAGCCTTCGGGCTGGTGACAATTTGTGCGGGCTTCTTGCGCTTCACATTGGCGTTGCGGCCCGTCCGGCTTTGTTGGTGGAGTTTCGGATCGAGCCGACCGACCGGTAAATCCTTCCAGTTGGAGCTGGATGCCTTGAGTGATTGTTCCGCCTTGGAGAACCGACGGTTCTGGATGTTCGCCCAGAATCTATCAGCGGCGGCGGGATCCAGCAGTCTCATGTTGTCATAAGCGTCGGATGGCACCGCGAACACCCGGTTGATGTCGCCGGCCACGGCCATTTCACCGCGTTGTTTTGCCTTGTCCGAAAACCCGAAGGGACGGGTGTTGCGCGCCAGTTCCACGGCCAGTCCCCGCGCTTCCTGCTTCACGAGGGATTCCAGCGTGCGGCCGACTTTTTCTGGATAGCGGTTGAGCAGGCGGATCACATCACTGCCGCCCTTCATTTTCGCGGTGAACCGGATGGGATTGTCACTCATCGGTGGTGGAAAGGCTGAGGGTGAGCAATGGTGAGCGCGGATGGGACGATACCTGTGAGATGCGGTATTCAATACCCTCAACCTCGATGCGCTCGCCAAATTTCGGCAGCGTGTTTGGAAATGCCGCCTTGGGCACCCGCATGCTCAGTTCCGGCGACTCCACAAATCCGCCCATCTCCATTTGCTGCTCACGCTTCACACGGCTGATCAACACGAGCAAGTCAATGCCCTGCCATCGCGCGCTCACGCCATGTTCGGTGAGGAGTTGCCGCAAGTCTGATAGAATGTCTGATTCAAGTCCCATGCCGGTGTGATGTTGTCAAAATGAAGCACCCCCTCCGGTTTCCCAGAGAGGGTGCCCACGAACCCCGCTATGCCAGTGCAGGAAGACTCAGGAATACTCGCCGGCTACCAGGTTGATGCGGCAGGCCGACGTGCCGTCCAGTTCGATCAGGGCCGGACCTTCAAGGACCACGAACACGGTGGGAGCATTGGCTTCCTTGGTGGCAGCGCCGACCGGAATCTGCGCACGGGAAGTCATCAGGTGAACCGTGTCGCCGGGTGCCAGCGCCAGCCCGAGGTTGGCCGTGAGCGTGATCGACACCCCGGCTTGCACCGAGGTAACCACGCCGCGCACGCCGGTTCCGGTGGCTAACGAGAACAGCACAACCACGTCGTTTTGAGCCGCCCCGGTGTAGGGCACGCAGTTCACCACGGCCTGGGCAGACGCGCTAATGGCGGTGACGGTCGTTGATGTGGTCGGCGCTTTGAATGTGAGCAGCGAAGCCGCCTTGTCGGAGGTGGCGTTCACATACTGGACACGCACACGGTCGCGACCACCGGCGGGAACGACGACGTGGCTGAGGGTGGATCCGGCATTGCCGGTTTGGCTGAATGGAAGCATGGCTTTGTTTGTTAGGTTGGAGGTTGGTTAGGGTTTGACGATCCGCTTGAGTGCGTCGGTCTTGGCCGCCACGAAGCCGTAGAGGCATTCGAGGGTGACGAACACCCGGTTGGCGCGGGTGTCGGTGAAGCGCAGGTAGCCAAAGGTCATGCCGGTGGCGGGATCGGTGACCGCGCCGGCCTGCTGGTATTCGGCGACCGGTTGGAGGTAACGCATGGCGACCGCAACCGCGCTGGCATGGGCCGCGAAGCCCACGAGCTTTTCCGCGTTGTCGGACGGGATGATCGTCGTCTCGTGGAGGTTGAAGCCGGCGAGGCGCTTCACCATGCCCTCGGTGACAGCCGGAGCGTTGAGGTTCAGGTTGAAGCTCTTGGCAACCACATCGTCGGCGAGCAGGTTGGTGTAGTAACCCGAGTCCAACACCAGCGAGCGCGGATTGGGCGGCATCTTGGCGGTGCCGCAAACTTCCCGCAAGCCGAGCACCTTCTTGTAGTCAAAGGAGGTGGCGGCGAGCGCCGGGATGCCGGGCGCTCCATACGTGGCGGCGGTGACTACCGAGAGGATGTCCACCAGCACGTCTTGCGCGAGTTGCTGGGCCGCAGCCTCGACGAGGGTTTCCAGCGTATTGAGGGAGGTTTCCGCGTTCTCGCGTGCCGTGACGTGGACGGTCTTGAACTTGTGGCGGTTGAGCACGACCGGTGCCACGGTCACCGTGGAATCGGCGTTAGCCGTGTAGTCGCCGGCGAAGTCGCTCGACGTGCTGGGCGCACCAACCAGGGGCACTCGCACCGTGTCGAGCTT